ATTTCAGGAAACCCCTCCCACGATAGCGATCTTCGCTAAATATGTATCGCGTACCTCAATGGCCTCTGCGAGGGTGTCATAGGCTCCCAACCAGAAATGCTTTACACAGACTGCGAAGCGCTGCTTTTGGCGATGAATGTAGATCTCTCCAGTAGGTCTTACCATTTGACACCCTTCCCGATATGAGGTTTAGACCTTTGCTAAGAAAAGCCATAAGAGGTCGTATAACTAAACGTCTGCTCACCACCACCCTCCACGAGACCACTGTAGCCGAACGCCGTCACAGTAAAGTCCATCGTCTGCTGCCCTATCCCAACAGGAGGAGACCGAGAATCGGTGTTGAGGTAGATGGAAGCGACTTCCACATCGGCAGGGTCTGTATAGGGATTTAAGCCACCGTAGGTGGGCTGAACCGCATTGGGTGTGTAAGCCGTGGAGGTCATTCCGAAATGAGGGTAGGTTGTGTAGAGTTCATAGGGATCACGAAGGGTGTTTTCGGTACTGACTTGCGACGGGGCAAAGAGGGCCGACCCACCTTGGGCGTAAGATCCCGCATTGAGAGGGAGGGGGAGGTAGGCTGGACTCATATCTCCCGCATAGAACAGGTAGGTGAAGCCCGAGCGGAGACGAGGAAAGCTGCGACCCAACACTGTTCCACTAATATCTTGACCGGCGGCTGCGTTGAACCCCACATTCTGCTGGAGCGGCATAGAGTACGCCCACCGACCCGTGTAGTCGTTCGTTGTGTTGCTGCCATACTGATAGGCATAGGTCTCAATCTGGATTGCGATGGAGCCTTGAAGGGATACATCCGAGTTCATCTTGACCAAGAACCACGCATTGCGGAGGTTTTTCTTTTTCATAGCGATAGACGGGATAGTGGAAGTAGGCAACGACTCTCCATAGAGGGCATTGAGGGCATACCACGAAATTTTGGTGGTGGCATAGGCCGTGCCACCTGTTCCAACGGCGGGAGTCCCGTTGTACAAGAACGCAGTCCCAGCGGTGGCTGCCGCTGCTCCCATCGCCACCCAATTCACCCCCGTTCCCACGGCTACAATGACATACGTTTTGCCGCTGACAAGGGATGCCGCACTCTCCGCCAAGTAGGTCTTGCTGAAGTTCCACCCCCCACTTGGACCCGGATAGGCGGGAGCGAGGGTCGTGGTGGTAGTCCCCACGCCATAGGGGACATACACGTTGGCGGCTTGGCCGCCAATCCAGAGCAAATTCACGACTCCCCCTGAGGGGTCGGGTGTCTCGGTCACGAGGATTTTGTTGGCAAGGGCCTGTGAGAAAGGACCTGCGGGACCCGTGGGACCTTGGGGGCCGGTGGGACCCTCAATAGGCGTAGGATACAGGTAAAAGGTCGTAGGCACGGAGTTCCAAAGGATACCGACCGTTGCGGCAACAGAAAAAGAATACACACCCCCTGCCAAAACATAGGCCGTGGCGATATTGGAGAGATTAACGCTTGAAGACTGCCAAATGGTGAGGGAGGCCGTGCCTTGCGCATCAATCATCTGCGTTAGCGCGTTCAGAAAGGTCTGCTGCGCAGGATCGTCCTGTATGTAGAGGGTATTGCCAGATAGGAACCAAGTGCCAGTGGGAAAAGGAGGCACCGAGCTATTGTATGTAAATGTCCCGTAGCCGACGTATCCACCCCCGCCACCGCCACCCACTTGCCAGAGTAGCGCTCCCGCGGCTCCCGCAGGGTCAATGCCCAACACTTCCCCGACGGCTCCTACGGCCCCCACCGAATCACGGATCTGGTAAAGTTCCGCATAGCCATTCACGGTCAAATTACGAGGAGTACCACCAAGATTCCCAACAAAGACATCAGATTCAAAGTCCGTAATTTCAAGCCCCGCGCCGCCGCCGTCATTGTAATTCTGAGCCGTCGTTTTCTGCGCCGTGGCAGCGACTGTAGTCGTTGTCGCCACATTCGCAGACCCCCCGCCCTTGTTGAGGCTGAAGGAGTTACCCGACTGGGATATTGTCTGAATGCCATTCACGGAACCGATGCTGGTGAGCAGAACCCACGCTGGATTCACCGGAAAGGGTGGCACACCGAATGAAACCTGCTGGGCTACGTACGCGAATGCGCTATAATTTACGACATCACCAACCTGATATTGGTTGTAAGCAGTCCAATTTGCGTAGGGGACCGCCATCTCTTTCTAATGGGAAGATAAAATATTTTGGAAGGATAGAATGGAAGAGGCGCAACGATATGCGTTAAGCGACGGTGATATTCGCCGTCTGCTCGGCCGAGGCATCAAGATATGGAATTATCCACAATTAAAGGATCTCAAAGACGCAAATGAACTGTTTGATAAGCGAGGTCGTGCGATTCTTCTGTTCCCCAATAATGGCCCGACGAGTGGTCACTGGACGGCACTGTTCAAGCGGCCCAAAATGATAGAGTTCTTTGATCCCTACGGGGACAAGCCTGAGACTCAGAAAAAGGGCCTCGGAAGGAACCGTTTGGAGGAATATGATATTGAGCGTCCCGACCTGACACGACTTCTCCGAGCCACTGGTCTGCCCGTCTATTACAACACGCACGACTTTCAGCGGGAGAGTCCCAACGTGGCCACGTGCGGCCGTCACTCAGCCGTCCGACTCATGTACGACAACAAGGATATTGATCAGTACAATGCGATGATTGAGGAGACGGGCAAGACACCTGATGAGTTCGTGGTAGAGCAGACGTTCAATAAGCTAAGAAAATAAATATCGGCGAGTAGTATAGAATGTCATTCACCCGTAGGTCCAATGTGGTAAATGAAGGGATGGGCGATGACGGCTTTCCGGACTACATCTACTTCAACGCCGACATCATCAACAATACGTCAGCCGATACGCTGGGAGTAGCAGGAAACGTGCCACCGGATCCACAGATTCGTTTTAACGAGACTCGTGATACGGCACTGGTATCGGACACCTCCAAATATGATTTCACGATCGTTCGCTTCACGATGAACGGGCCGGGACTGGATCTGCCTATCCTGATTCCCACGATTGAACTGGGTCAGACGGATGTAAATAAGACGACCTACAAATTGGCCATTACGTATCAGCAGACGTGGAACACTGTTCTGGGTCCCATCGCATTCGCCATCACGCCGAACCCTACGCATATGGATTTCCTGCCTGAGAACTACAACACCTTCGTGGCTCCCGTCCCCGCACCTCCCCTCAGGCAGCAGGATATTACCACCGACTATTACTACGTCAATACATTTACGCATTTCGTTTCTATGTTTCAGACGCAGGTGGAGACGGCCTACACGCTTCTCTACACACAGTTCGCGGCTCAGTGGGCGGCCACGGCCGGTCTCACCGATCCGTTTCCCTTCCCGACCTACGCCAACTTCAAGGCCTATGTCAATGAGCCGCAGCTGACCTACGATAACAAGAGCCGTCTCTTCAGCATTTTCGCAGATTCGGATGGCTTTGGCACCCGGATCACGAATTTCACGGCCGTTCCCTACGTCGCAGGGGTGGCCTCTCCTCAGACCCAGCCAAAGATGCGACTTTTCTTCAACACGAATCTCTACGGTCTCCTCAACAACTTCTATTCGGACTACTGGAACACCACGAACCTCACGCAGGAACTCTTTCCGAATCCTGTCCCGTTCGGCTACACCTACGAGATTCTCTTCTACAACAACTTTTATCAGAACATAGTGGATTACCGGTTGGCACCCTATGCGGGTGTGCCGCCCCTTGGTGTGGTGCCGATTGCCAGTCAGAAGGTCTATTATCGGCAAGAGCAGGACTACCAGAGTACCGGCTCCCTATGGTCTCCGATCGCCTCTATTGTCTTCACAACGACCCTCATTCCGATCAGGTATGAGGCCACGGGGCAGCCCAACGTCCTTGGTACGGGCAACTTGGGCGATTCGGCCCCGACGAGCCTTTCGGCCTTCCAGCCTATCATTACGGACATTGCCTTGGACACAAGTACGGCGGGGCCTGAGGCCTACCGTCAATTCACCTACTATTCGCCCGTCGCCGAATACCGTATGACCGATTTCGGCAGCTCCAAGCAGGAGATCCGTAACATTGACATTCAGGTGTTTTGGAAGCATAGGCTGGATGGGAACCTCTACCCTATTAACATGTATAACTTGTCCTCGGTGTCAGTCAAGTGTCTGTTTCGCAAGAAGCACAAGGGCGGGAAATAGATTAGTATTTCTGTCCCGAAAATAACCTCAACAATAGTTATACGATGAGTTCCGACATTGAGAAGCTGACTGTAATGGACCCCCGCATCGTCCAGTCCCGGCCGAAGTACGCCGTGGAAAAAGGCGCCCTTTCCGTGACCAACGCTCCTTTCGCAGCCATAGCCGCCTCGTCCTCCCAGCACACCTATAACGTGTATGTTCCGTCCGAAAACGTGTTCGTGGATAGAAAGCTTCTCTGGTCCTCTACGGTGAATATGGCCCTGCCCGTGGCCGTCTTGGCCCCGCCGGGTCAGGTCTATGGTCAGCCCATCGCCGTTCCCGGCCGTGACTTTGCCCTTGCCGCCCTCCCGCTAAACCAGCTTTGCTCAACAATTTCGGCCACTATAAATGACACTACAAGTGTTATTAATTCTCAGGACGTTTTGAACCCTATTCTGCGTCTCACGGACTACAAGAAGAATCGTCTGATCCGCACGGCCCCCACGATGCTGGACAAGTACCAGTCCTACGATGATGCCTACGGTACCCTCAACAACCCCATCGGTGCCTACAATGACTCCACGGATTATGACAATGTCCCCAACGGTGCCTTCCCCAACCTTTTCTTTACGACTGGCGCAGGAGTAATTCTTAGTGGCTCCACGGCACCCGGCACACCGGCCTTTGCGGGTGCGACCTACGGTCTCCTCAACGGTGTTCCCGTCTATGATCCCGCTCTGGCCCCTGCGGTAGTCGGTGGTGTTCAGAGCTACACGCTCTTCGTCCAGTGGCGCACCACGGAACCCATTTGCCTTTCTCCCTTTATCTTCTCCGACGAACATGAGTGGGAAACTGGCCTTTTTGGCTTAAATAACATACAAATTATTATGAATTTCAAGTCCAGCCCGGCCTCTCTCATCCGATCCTGCTCCCGTGCGGGTGTGTTTGTCGGCCCCGCCACCTACAACACGGTCATCGGTGCGGCATCCGTCTTTCAGAACTCTTTTCTGAACGTAACTTTTTTAACTCCAAGTTTGGATGTGCCGCTGCCGCCCAAGTCGGTTGTGCCGTATATGGAGTTTCCCCGTTACATTACGCAGGGCGCATCAAACGGTCAGGCGATCAACCCCGGGCAGACCGGCCAGATTCAGTCCCAGACGATTACCCTGCCCCAGATCCCCGATCTGCTCATCATCTACGTCAAGCCGTCGGTCGTCAATCCTTGCGACGGCGATTTTTATTTGCCCCTTGCCACCCGGGCGGCCGACAATATCGCGAACCCAGTAAATTTTAACTTTGACAACTTTTCGGGGCTACTCAGCTCTGTTACGACCGAGCAGCTCTACCAGATGTCCATCCACAACGGTCTTGAGATGGACTATGCGAATTGGATCGGGCAGGGCAAGTCTTCTGCGGCCTCTTGGAGTACCCCCGCGACGGCCCCCTTCTACGCGGCCAACCGCACTCAGGGCCAGACGGTCGCCCTCAACGGCGGCATTCTTGTTCTCAAGCCCTCTACGGACATTACCCTCCAGTCAGGACAGGCCCCGTCCCTCGTAGGTAACTTTTCGCTCCAGTTCTCCATTACCGTCAGGAACAACACTCTGGTCGCGCAGCAGCCGTCGCTCTACGTTATCACGGCGAACAGTGGCTTCTTTGAGTCCATCCGCGGCTCCAGTCGTATCATCAAGGGTGTGCTTTCTGAGCAGGACATCATCTCGGCCCCGATGGCCTCAATGGTGACGCGTACCGAGCTGGATCGCTTGGTCGGTGCGGGTCGTTCCTTCAGGAGCCTTGGCAACGTGGCGCACCACATGAAGGGTATGACAACGGGTGCGGGGCCTTCGGCGGGGATGGCTGGATGCGGAAAGACGGGCGGCGCATCAGGCGGCGGTAACTCTGGCCGTGGCAAGAGCGGCCTTTCTGCCCGGCTTATGTAGATTGATTTCGGGTTCCATAAATAATGTTAAGCAATGATATAGAATGTCCGCATCATTGCTTTCCGGTGGTGCTGCTCCGTCTTCTGTTGTGCCTACGGATGCGACTGGTGGATTACTTGTTCAGGGCTTGGCCCTTGAGCAAACCCAAGGTGTGATTCCTACATCTGTGGATGTCTTGACCAATTGTGTCTGGACTGAGTCTGCTTTTCCACAACTTGCGAACGCAGCCATCCCGGGTCAGGCGATTTACCAGCTCGGGGTCCAGAACGGCAATGGGGGAGGTTGGAACGAAGGGCATCTCCAGTTATTTGGTCTTTCGGGTGCCACGGCCGACAACCTGCTGCTTGATGTCCCGAAGCAGTCTCCCGTCGCGAACTCTGGCACCCAATGTGTCCAGCTGACGGGCGCGGCCCAGTCTGGCACTGCCACTGTTGCGTCGGGGCAGACAGTGATCGTTGTGGCGAACTTGTCTATTACGGCGGCTTCCATCATCCTTTGGTCCGTTCAGCCCTACGTTACGGTTGCCGGTCCTCCTGCCGTGTATGGTCAAGCCACTCTCACGCTCCAAGCCGGAGCGAGTTTCACCCTCACTCTCACGGCTGCCCCTGCGGTGGGTCAGGCCGTACCCATTAACTATTTCATCGTCAAATACTGAGGAGTTCATTTTATCTTTCATTTGTAGAAGTCATCCTATGGAATCTACAAAAGAACAGTTCCAATTCTACGATTTCGCTGGGAATCTTGTGACCTACGTGCCTACCACAGAACCGCGATCGCCAAGCTATTCGGCGAATACTCGTCCGACTTCCAGTTCCCTTTTATCTTCGTTGCCCTTGCCAAGTACCGCTTCCGGTGTTCGTCGGCGGACTTATCATGCGACAATGTGTAAAGAATGTGGTCTCCCTGTCCCACGGAGCCAAAGCGGACCAGCGTCCCTTGAGCGTTAGGGATTTGTAGTTTGTGCTTGTCATCGCTACTGAACCCGAGGTGCTTATACGCAAGGCCCTTCTTCTTGGCCTTTTCTTTGGCTGCCGCAAGGTAGGCCGCGGGGCTGACCTTGGCCCTCTTCAACTGATTCTGGAACTTTGAGGTTGGTTTGCTACCCCCTTCAAAGTTGTCAAGTGTATGGCTCGTAAAGGGATCCAAGGGGTTCAGGTAGCTGCCCACGTAGGCCGCCATTGACTTGGCCCTCACCTCGGGCGACATTGAGAACTGCCCCATCAGCTTGTACAGAAAGTCACCTTGCTTGTAGATACGATGATTGTCAATGTCAGTCCTGCGAATATCCCCCGGCTGGATGGCAGGATTGTAGGACACACCCTTCGTAACCAGTCCCATCTTGAGGAATTCATCCAGTATGGCCCCGCCCAGTGAATGGCCGACACCGTAGTAGGTGTATTCATTGCGTGGGTACTGCTCTTGGAAATCATTGAGTGTCTCCACATCTTCCTTGAGTCGTGCCGAATTGGCGAGACTATGGTAACCAATCTGAACATCAGCCTTGATATCCTTCCAATCATCTGTGCCTTTGATGGCGACTACAATCTCAGGATGAGTAGGTTCTTTATAGAATTTGAGACCGGGTGTTGATTTGATCAGTACATACCCCTCAATGTTGGAGGGAGGGTTGGGAGCGTATGCGGCCACTGCCATCTGGTGGAGAATGTTATTCACGGGCAAGGCCCCGCCAATCATGACGAGGCCCTTATGGATTTTGCGACCTCCAACCCTCCCTCCCCTCCCCCGGCCTTCCCCTTCAAAAAGCTCAGGGAAGGCGATCATATCATAGGCTCTCCTTGCCGCGGCGATCTCTCCTTCATCACCCGCAGCCTGAGCAGCTTCTATCCGAGCAGCAGCCGTACGTAAGGCTGCCCTATCATTGGGAGGATATCCCGCGGTAGCAGCGGCAGGAGCGGCAGCAGCGGGGCGAGACAAGAGAGAACCCATTTCGGCAGCCGTGTGGGCCGCAAAGGCTCTTTCAAGATCAGCTCCGAGGGCCGCCCTCCCCGCATCACCAGCTTCATCTCCTGATGATTCAGATGATTCGGCCTCTGCGGCGTGGCGCACGAGCGCCTCCAATTTTGCGCGGATACCTTCTTTCACGGCTGCCGCTTGTTCAGGACGTAATGAATACTTGAATCGTAATTCCTTGATCCCTCTGTTGAACCCACCCGTATTCCACACTCGGGCAAGATCTTGGACTGCGAATCTCCAAAAATCAGGATCAACTGGCTCTTCTGGTTCGCCGTGGGGACCTTCTCTGCCCAGTGATAAAATAAGATCTTCTAAAACATCCTGATGACGGTCCAAGAATTCTCCATATCGCTCCTCACGAGCAGCTGCGTGTCGTGGTCCCCGCTCAGCCTCTCGTGCTTCCCGATTTATTTCGGTCCCTTCATCCTCAGACGATTCGTGATCCTCATCCCAATCCATATCCCAGTAATCACCGTACCAAGCTCTTGCCATCCCTGCGGTGGATTCTTGGTCCTCAAACACTTCACGCCTGATCGCGTCTAACCAAAGCCGATGGACCATTTCATCCTTGGTGGCAGACCGCATTGGAAGGGGACCAAGGTGGGGGTACTGAGAACCCACATCCGCCGTGGGTGCCGTAAAGCTGCGAACAATAGAGGCGATGCCCGGTGTTGTCAAAGCCCTGAGGGCCAAGAGGGATTTGCCCGATGGATCGTGTGCCAGTTCATCCCGTACCCACCAATCATGATCGGGCTTGGCGGCAGCAGGGATCGTGGGTCGCTTTCGGGCAGGTGGCGGCCCTGCGGGTGGAGCAGGGGGCGGACCTGCGGGTGGGTGAGGCGCATACACAGACTCCGTCATCTTCGTGGCAGCCTTGACACCCTTCTTGCCAAAGTACTTGCCGATCTCGGAAGCCGATATACTCCGCGAAAAGGGAGTTCTCACGATGGCAGCAGCATCCTCAGGGTGGGCCACGGTGATGGGCTTCTTGCCGGGCTTGGGGGGGCGATCCAACGTGAGGTGCTTCATGCCGCCCCGCCGACGACCAGCCCCTGCGGGACCGAGGATAACCGTCATCTTCGCAATACCCGCGATCGGTTCATTCGTTTTGAGGTTCCGACCTGCCGCATTAAGGCTCCTAAAATTTGATGTGTCATACACATCAGTCTTCGGCTTAATCTCGCGCCCATCGTGTCTCGTGACCAGAACTGTCTGACCCTCTGTGAAGGCTACAAGCGTTGAAGCATCAATAGTGCCACTTGGAACTACAATCGTTCCCTCCGAGGGTAGGGAAGCCACCATAGCTTGGGCCTCTGCCTCCTCTGCCTCTGCTTCAGCGGCTTCTTCGGCTCTCCGCGCTGCTTCTTCCGCAGGTGTTTCCGCCTCTTCGTCCTCACCTTCTGGAAATGGTACTTCTTCCTCTTCACCTTCAGCATTCATCACAACCTGAACGAAGTCATCGTAATCCGCGGACCATCGGGTACGCCCGTCGCGTATTCTTTGGCAAAAATCCTTCCAGAGATTTACGATTCTTTGCTTCTCCGGTTGGTCATCACGGTTCCTCGTCAGCGCCTGAATAGTTTCGTCTTTCATGTCTCTGAGTGCTATTCTTGCGGTTGGAGTGGGTAAGCCGCGGAATGTTCGTTCGTAATATTTCTCCGCTTTAGCTTTGTAGTAGCCTCCCCCCCTCATCTGACCTGCCCCTACGGCCGATGCGATGTTCTCGGGCAGGTTGCCGAACTTATCCTGTAGGGAGCCTTCCTTGTAGAATTCAGATCCGGGTGGGGCGAAGGTCTTGTAGCCCACCTCAAGGGCCTTGCCGTAGCCCGGAACAACGTCAGCGACGACACCCACGGCTTGGTCAGTAATGCCCGTAATGAAACTCATAATACTATCCCCAAACTTCTGCCATCCTGACTTGTTATTCTCTCGGTAGGCAGCTACGCGGCGCTGGACTTCGCCTTTCGTAACCTTGGGACGGCTGAAAGCCTCTTTCTTGCTCAGTCGGTTACCCTTTTCATCAATGGGAGACACAAACCCCGGCTGCTCACCGGGATGCTGGGCATAGTAGGCATTGGCACCCTTCTCCCAGTTCTTGTAGTCCTCATGAAATCTCTGTATCTCATAGTCACGCTTCTTCTCTTCGGCCAGTTCTTTAGGAGTGTAAGTAGGATTGAAAGCCAGACGCTGGGCCGTCACTTGTGCCACTAAGGCCCGATGTGCCGCGTAGTCTTTGTCTGTCGCGGTTTTGCCATATCGCTTCTGTTCTTTATTCCATAGATCGCGAATCCGAGGATCCGCATCCATTGACTTGTATTCATCAGCCTGTTTCTGGTTGTAGGCCGTCTTCTCAACAGTGTCAAAATACATAGGGCCTCGGGGCGGAGGCACCGGATACTCTCCGCCCTTCATTGCGATATGAAGGGCTGCCATCTGCTTCTTGGCCGTAGCCAAAGGGATAGGATCTTTGGAATGATGCTTCCCATCCTCACCGACAACCCAATACAGATCGCGATTGGGGGCTTTACGAATCCGATATGGCATTTCTAATCAAGAATGCCGATTTTAATATGCCATTTAATCAAATGGGGTGGGAAAAATGTCATTTTTACCTATTATTACCCTATTGGAAACAAGTTAATAGTCTATTTATGCTTACTTCACATTTTTCACGGTATAAAAAGGCCTTTTTATACCGTGAAAATATCAGAAAATGACTAATATGAAACAACTAAGGGTAATTAGATGTTTCATATAGGATAAACAAGCCATTTTCTCACATTTTTACACGCCCGAGATAGGAATCAGCAGGTTGTTGGGGATATAGACCACGGTCTGGACCGGGTTGGGGCAGTCCGTCCTATCGGATCGGATAAAGTCATTGCGGATCTCAAAAGAATCAAAGAGCGCCTTCTCGTACTTGATATAGTAGATACCATCATTGAACTGAAAGACAAAGTAGTAATCAACATTCGGGCTGGAGCAGTAGGCTATCTTATTCCACCCCACCATTGTGGTGGGGTATTGATCATGCCGAATGCGGCGGGTCTTGAGTTCCAATTCAATCGTTCTGCCGGTATTGTTGGGGCCGAAGAAGTCAAAGGTATGAAAGCCACCCCTGCGCTCCAGTGTAGCATTGAACTGCTGGTTCAGGATCTGCGTTACGTTCTGCTCACCATTGGCTCCAAAGATTCGGTCTGCGGCGATGGACATTTGTTTCTACAGACCGGAGAGATTATTCCCTCGGCCCCAAAACGCAGATTGATTTTCACATTCCATAAAATATCAACCCATACAAGAATGACTGATGCCGGTAACGTCAAGACCTATCCTGATAATTATCCAGCCGATGCCGTCCGTGTATTAGATGCGATGTCATTTGGCAAGGGCCTTGTGCTACTCGGCTCAATGTCCCTGCGGTCGCAGCAGTACGCCGGGGACTACGATGGATTTGAAGTGGTCAAGATGAAGGGTACGGCGGCCACCGTATTGCCCCGACTACGGAAACGCTTTCAGGCTATGATCCGCGAATTACAAGCAATGAAGAATGTCTGGATCGGCGATATCAAAGCCGGGGTGGTGGAGGACTGGCGGGTGATCAACAAAGCAGCTCACGTAGCAGGAGGGAGGGTTGTGGGGTATCACTATGCGGCTTCCAAGAAAGTACTTCATGATCTGGTGGCCAAGAAGGTCATCACGGCCAAGGAGGCTGCGGCGGCGGGGGCCTTACTCAAACCCTCCCTCTCCCCCGAAGCTTTCTTGGCAGCCAAGGACGACCTCAAGTTCCACATTGTCCGCTGGTCCCCCAAGGAGGTCTTGGCCAATCACAAGACCCTGCGCGACGGCTCCACGATGACATTAGAACAGGCCTTCCACACGCCCGGCATCGCCAAGATGGACACGATCGGGCTGGTCCAGAACAATCGCTTCACCGACTTCTCCGTCATCTACGAGTTCAGGGCAAATGGCACGGCTCTGAACCCCGAGAAGATTGACATTGAGACCAGCCTCAAGGAGGCCATCATCGCCTACAAGAACAAGGGCAACTACTTCAAGCTCATGAAGCGCTACTTTGCCTTGGCCAAGTACAAGGGCAATCACAAGGTCATTGACCGACTGGCCCCGGTCTTCAACTCTGATCTGGGCCGCCTCTACCACATCATCGGCGACATTGGTACTCTGGTCTCGCTACTGGAAGATCATACCGGTGTGCCACTTGATGTGGTACGCTATGAGGTGGAGCAGTTCGTCAATCGCCTCTCCAACGTCTATTCGCTGGACGACTACCTGAAGCACGAGAAGGTCATCCTGCGGGACATCCACATGATCCTCGGGCTGCCCAAGGAGAAGCTGGTCAAGGGGCTGGAGGGTCTCGCGGATCATCTGGATAAATTCCTCCAAGAATATTCCAAGCCCTTAGTGAAGGGGCTGAAGATTTAGTCAGCGTATTCCGGGCAGAGCCTCACGCACAATTCCTCCCCCTTCCCGAGGCTTTTCAGGCCTATGTTTTTTTGGTTTTGTAAAATCTCGCCATCGTATAGAATGCCATCCCTTTCATTTGACAAGCGAACGGGATCCCGGGCCATTGCCCGTGTAAAAGGCGGCGAATATGATGGCGAGATTCTATATCTACACGATGATTCCACGGGCGGCCGGAAGCCAAAGAATGCCCTTGATATGACGGCGATGGCCAAGGAGCTGCCCAAGATGAAACCCGCGGATCGTACCCGTGTGATGAGCAAGATGGCCGATGCCTATGCCAAGGGCGAAGCCAAGCTCACTGGTTTAGGGGATGAGGTGGCCGATGTCTATGAGGCCCACATGAAGAAGGCCAAGGAGGACAAGACCGTCACGCTGGATGATGAAGGCATCTTTGAACTGCTGCCGTCCCCCGACCCCAAGAAGCGTGAGGTGTGGTACATCGCAGGGCAGAGCGGCTCAGGCAAGTCCTACATCGCCAAGGGCCTTGCCGATATGTACCATAAGCTCTATCCTGAGCGGGGGGTCTATCTGATCAGTAAGCTCAAGGAGGATGAGACCCTTGACAAGCTCAAGTTCCTCAAGCGTCTCAACATACAGTCCTTTATTGATGACTACCCCGACTTGGAGGAGTTCAAGGACTGTATGATAATCGCAGATGACTATGACACGCTGACGGGTGACGCGCAGAAGACTATTGAGAAGCTGATTGACGATCTGGCCATTATGGGTCGCCACACGAACACCACAATGCTCTGTCTGTCGCACTACCTTACCAACTATAAAAAAACCCGCCTATTACTAAATGAAGCAACAAATATTGTCGTTTATCCACTTTCTACTTCTTATCACGCTCTCCGTTATCTGCTCAAGAGTTATGTTGGAGTTGATGAGGACGACCTTAAACGACAGAGACGGTATGGTTCTCGTTGGCTTAGTTACGCTAAGGGCTTTCCTCAGTTCATGATCTCGCAGAAGAACGCTGAATTGCTCCACCAATAATAATCATAGGTATTATCAGAATGGCATATGCTATATGGAACCCAGCTACATCCTATGTTCCAGATGACATTGTGAATCAGGATGGCCTTTTGTATATCGCAAGTCTCCTTCAGCCCAATCTTAATCAGCTCCCGGTGGCAGGAGGGACGACCTACTGGGGTCTCGTGGGCGGTACGAATCCTTCCCCTGTTCCGGGTGTTCAGTCAGTCGCCGCCGCTCCGGGGGGTGGCATTGCGGTGACTGGAACGGCTGAGAATGTATTACTCGCCGTAACAGGGGTTCAAACAGTGACGGCCAACGGACCTGCTGCGGGTGTTATAACAAGCGGGGATGCTACAGACGTGACGCTGGGGGTCTATCAGTGGCCCAACCTTCAACTGTCGTCCATCGCAAACTCGGTGGCATTGCCTACACTCCCCATCACCGCTCCTACTACGCAGACGGGAAGTATCGTCGGGATTGATGATCCTACGGCATCTCCTGTTCTCCTTTTCACTTCCACGTTTCCACCTTCCTTGGCAGGTGGGGGCGGGGGGTATTCCAATGCCATTTTTCAAGTCTCCTTCTTGCCCTCCATCCAACTCTACGTCACCTCAGGCGCCCCCCTTACCTACGACATCCAAGTCTTTCCTCGGACGATTGCCTCCCCCCCTGCTCCGGGTTCCTCCAACTCCTATTCCCTCTGCTCGGCTCCCATTTCGTTCAACACCATCACGACCAACGTTGCTGGTTCCGTTGATCTGCCGAGGATGCCTTTCACGGTATCCCTCA